TATTATTAGGAGAGGAAGATATACCTACATCAGAGAAAAGTGTGTTTTTTAATAACAAATCATACACCGATAAGGTAATGAATAAGTCTATCGATGATATGATAAAAGATAATGAAAGATGATTGGAAAATTTATAGGTGGCTTATTCGGCAAAGTAGTAGATAATGCAGAAGGAATACTTGATAAAGTTATTACAACGGACAAAGAAAGAGATGAAGCAAAGCTTGCTCTTAGAAGATTATTACTCGAAGCCGAAACTGAAGCTTTCAACAAGGAAGTCGAGGACAGAAAGAGCGCACGTGATATGTATAAAGACGATGCACTTATTCAAAAAATACTTGCGTCGCTATTCACACTCGCGTACTTCGGTCTAAGTTTTATGATGTTTAGATACTTTGTAATGGGTGATCTAGAACTAGGAGAATTTGAGATAAGTTTTATCTCCACAATATTTGGTGCAATGAGCGCTAAGGTTAATACGGTCGTTGATTTCTTTTTCGGCGGATCGTCAAAAAAGAATGAACAACAAAATAAATAATTAATAAAATGGGAATAAATTCAACAGAAGTCTCATATGGCTTCGGACAATTTGGAAGTGCAATAACAGATAGCACGTCATTAGATTTACGTCCACCTAAAGGTTTAAAAATAGTAGCTATAACATCTCTGGATGATGCTACATCTTTTGATGCCGCTGGTGGTTTAATATCAGAAGAAGTCTCTAGCGCTGGTGAAGCTGGTGCTATTAGATACGGCTGGATAAATACAGAACATGAGGCTCATGGCTTTGGGGAAGTGGTTCACACTGATGGTGCTGTTATTACAGGACACAACAACGGTGGTAACGCGGATCATGATACAGGAGAGATAACGCTATCTCAAGCTTCACCAAAAATCAAAAAAGGAATGATAGTAGAATCAGCAACACTATGTCCAAGAGATGTTTTAAATCCTTATGTGGTTTTAAGTCACGATGGATCTACTACCGCTGAAGGTTTAGTTATAGCAAGAGCATCAAGCCCAAGTGTAGCTGTTGATCATGGTGGTAACGTCGCTAGTAATGCGGCTGAGAGTTTACATTTTTATCGAAAAGACGGTGTTGGTTCTCAAGGACAAGGTGGTTTAGAAATGGACACTAGTGATACACTACCAAAAGGTGTTACTATTTATGGAAGATGGGAAAAAGTGAACTTAAATGGCGGTAGAGCAATCTGTTATTTTGGTAAATAATGTTAGGCTTAACATCTGGTATTCATTTTAATCAAAGTCCAACTGGTGGTTGGTCTTATCAGTTTGATTTCTCATCAGCAGGTAATATGCCAACGGGTTTCCAATTATATCCACTTAATAAATTAACGGGTACTTATGGGACAAATGCTCCTGGTCAATCAACTGGAGACTGGTTAAAAATAGATTATTCAGGAACACAAACTGGTTCGTCTGGCTTACGATGGACTAGTTTTGAAGCTAATGGAACAGCTGTGAGCCCAGGACAAGTAGTAACACAAAGTGCTCAGTTTTATCTACCTAATGACAGTGGTAAATGGGATCCACAAGGGGATACTGACCCGGTTGATTGGAGATGGCAGAATTTTGGTACAGCAAAAACACACGCTGTAAATTTAGATGAGGTTTTTGATTGGTCACCGATACCCTTTACTTATAATAGTGGTAACAATGGAACGATGGCACTAGAAGTTTGGACAATAGACGATAGACCACAGGATGGAGCTGTAGCTTATATTAGAAATTGGAAAATTGAAATAAATTAAATAAAATTAAATAAAATGGCAAAAGAAAAAGTAAAAGAATTAAAAGTTAAAAATAAAGTTGAAAAAATTCACGAAAAACATTTAAAGCAAATGCAGGATGTGGTTAATACCATAAACGCTATCCAATATAATATTGGAAAAATGGAGGTACAAAAACAAACTGCTTTAGATGAAATGAAAAATCAACAGAGAAAAATCGCTGAAGTGCAAGATCTTTTAGTTAGGGAGTATGGTACCTTTGATGTTAATGTTAATGATGGTACTATAAATTGGCCTAAAGAAAAGAAAGATGAAAAAAAATAATATAATTAGAAAAATCACTATAGGTAAAGATTATAAAAACGATTCAATGCACTACGCTGTTGGTCAGGAAGTTTACGGTGGACATAGTATTTGCGATATAATAGAAGAGGAAGATAAATACTGTATATATATAAGAAAAGAAGAAATAGTAATACCGTGGAAAGACTTTAATAAGAATATGGCTATATCTGTTGAATATAATTTAGAATATTAATGAGAGCTTATAAAGAGTTTATAGTATCTCCTATAGGTGAAAGATATAATAATTCTAAAAAAATTGATGATAAAGAACTCATATTAAACACTGAGATTTTTAATCATCAATACGTTAATAGATTAGCAAAGGTAATCGCTACTCCACTGTTATTTCAATCACCTATTAAAGTAGGTGATGAAGTAATAGTACACCACAATATCTTTAGGAGGTGGCACGATGTTAAAGGTGTGGAGCGAAATAGTAGATCTTACTGGAAAGAAGATAAGTATATAATATCAGAAGATCAAATATTTTTATACAATAAAAAAGCTATGCCTGGTTATAGTTTTGTTAAACCAATAAAATCAACAAACCCATATCATTACAATTTAGATTTAGATATAGAAAAACCACTAGTTGGTGTTATAAAGTACTCTGATGGTACTTATAACAAAGAAGATTTAGTTGGTTTTACTCCAGGTAGTGAATATGAATTTGTTGTTGAAGGTGAAAGATTATACAGGGTTATGAATAAATTTATTACAATTAAATATGAATATCAAGGAAACGAAGAAGAATATAATCCAAGCTGGGCACAAGGCGGTTGAAGAACTTATTAAGGTTGCTAGAGAGGAAATAGTAGATTCAGACGAGGATATATCAGCAGATAGATTAAAAAATGCTGCAGCTACAAAAAAGTTAGCTATATTTGACGCATTTGAAATATTAAATAGAATCCATGAAGAGGAAAATATGCTTGAAGGGAAACCTATTGAGGAGGAGAAAAAGAACACCTTTAAGGGATTCGCTGAAGGAAGATCTAGATAATGTATCAACAAAGTTTATATAAGATAATAAAACCAATAAAATTAAACACTTTAAAAAGATTGAATAAATCTAAAAAGTGGAAGTATGGTTATAATAAAGAAAATGACGTTGTAGTTATATCTAAAAACGGAATGATAGGAGAGGTGCTTGAAATTCAAGGTTTTAAAATAGCTTTACCTAAGCAACCAAAAGAAATATATTCTTGTAGTAAAAATAAATCAGAACAAAAATGGAGACAATTCCCTCCTAACCCTGATTTTAAAAGAATAAAAACAGTATTTGATTGGCAAGAATATCCAGATGACTTCAAGGAAAAACATTATGGATATATAGACGAGGAGTTTAAAAGAAGAGAGGAAGGTTTTTGGTTTATGAATAACGGTAAACCAACGTATATAACAGGAACGCACTACATGTATCTACAATGGAGTAAAATAGATGTTGGTGCGCCGGATTTTAGAGAGGCAAATAGATTGTTCTTTATATTCTGGGAAGCTTGTAAAGCAGATAAAAGATGTTATGGAATGTGTTACTTAAAAAATAGACGTTCTGGTTTTTCTTTTATGAGTTCAGCTGAAACTGTTAATCAAGCAACATTAGCAAGTGATAGTAGATTTGGGATATTATCTAAAACTGGTGGTGATGCAAAGAAGATGTTTACAGATAAGGTTGTACCGATTAGTTTAAACTACCCATTCTTCTTTAAACCAATACAAGATGGTATGGATCGTCCAAAATCTGAACTAGCATACAGGGTTCCTGCTAAAAAGTTTACTCGTAAAAAAATGGGTGTACACGAAGAGCAAGATGATATGGAAGGTCTTGATACTACTATTGATTGGAAAAATACAGGTGATAATAGTTATGATGGTGAAAAACTTTCTTTATTAGTACATGATGAGAGTGGTAAGTGGGAGAGACCTGATAATATAAAAAATAACTGGAGAGTAACAAAAACTTGCTTGCGATTAGGTAGTAGAATTATAGGTAAATGTATGATGGGGTCAACTTCCAATGCTTTAGATAAAGGAGGTGATAATTTTAAAAACTTATATTACAATTCAGATGTTTCAAAACGAAATAGAAACGGACAAACTAAATCAGGATTATATTCCTTGTTTATACCTATGGAATGGAACTACGAAGGTTTTATTGATGAATATCCT